TGGTGAATTATCAATAAGCTACTACAGCGGCGGCACTTATAAAAGTTTGCAGCATGACAATGTTGATCAATACCTAGATTGCTTGTTAATTAATAACGGCAACGTAATGTCGGTCAGGGTTTAACATGGCAGTTACCCGCGCAGTATTCAAAACATTAGCAAAAAACTTTACTGATAATGTATTTGCAGATTTTACTAAACAATTCACGATCCAAAATTATGCTGTTCTTCCAGACGGACAAGGCGGCCAAAAAATAACTTGGTCAACGTTTGCAATTGTTAGAGGTTTTGTAAAAGATACTGATGGAATGCAACGTACAAAAGACGGCTATATTAAGAGCGAATACAAAACAAAGTTTAGTTTTGAATATGTCGACGGAGTAACTAATAAAATGCGAATATTATATAAGGACAATATATATAATATTGATAGCAACATCCCTATACTTGAAGCCGATGTATTTATTAATATAATGGCAAAAGAAGAGGTGGCGACGTAATGGCTAGTGTAAAAATACAAGGCTTGAAGCAAGTCTTAAGAGACATTAGCGACGACGTTAAGGGTTATAACCAAGCGGTTGACCTAGGCGTGTTGGTCACAGCTAATGAAATAAGACGTCATTCTGTATTGAGTATTGATGATCAATCAAACGGTGAACCTCGAAACGCCAGCAAAAGAGACAATCATATAATAAGCAAAGAAGGCCAAGCACCTAACACTGATTTAGGTGGTTTAGTTGGCAGCATTAAAGTTTCACACATAACAGGTAGCGACGAGGCAATAGTGTTTAGTAATTTAGATTATGCCGCCTACCTTGAATTTATACTTGATCGGCCTTGGTTAGAACCCGCTATGATAGCAAAATCCGATCAATTAAAACCTAACATTGAATCGCAAATGCTAAAAATACGAGGTCTTAAATGAATGATGTGTTTTTGCAAATATTCAATCGTTTAACCATCGATTTAAACCCGGTGCTGGTATATGACTACATACCACAAGACATAAAAGACGATGATTACCCGTACACACAAATTGGATCAATTGACACTGTAAACGACGACACAGACAGCGAAACAGGTTTTGAAGCATCGGTTCAGGTTACGAGCTATTCGAGATACAGAGGTTTAAAAGAAATTAATCAGTTATCAGGTTTTATTTATCAGTCTTTAAACCACTGGCGTATATTGAACACTGCAACACATTCAATTGGTGACATTACACAAATTAGTCAAACGACTATAGTGGCACCCGATGGATTAACACGTATTAGTGTACAATCATTTAGATTGTATTTTGAACCATTGTAAGAAATAATTAATTTAATATTAAAATGAGGGTTATACCATGAGTGCAGGCAGAGGTTTATTAAATCGCGATGTGACATTGACCGCCGGATCGGTGACGCTATTGGGCGTCGTGACTAAAGACGTTTCAATTACAAACAGTGCAGTTGAAGTTACAGACGACCAAAGCGGCGGTTTTCGCGAGCTATTAGCAAAAGGCGGTGTAAAAGCGCTTGATTTGTCTATTGGTGGTGACGTCAAAAACTATGAGCTATGCAAGACCATGTTTGCCGCAACGCAAATGGTCGAGTGTGTAATTGATTTAGGCGACGGCGCAAGCACAGAAAGTACTCTAACTTTTGATGCTTTATTGTCAGAGTTTAGTTTTGGCGGTTCAGCAAACGAGAAAAACGAATACAGTGCTTCGCTAATGTCTAGCGGTGCAATAGTGTTCTCGGAAGGTACTTAATTTATGTATGGCGGCAGAATTAGAACGACATTAGCTTTACAATATGAGGACGAGATCCGTGATCTTAAAGTTACCTTTGACTTGATAGATCGGGTTCGTTCAAAAGTTCCTTGGGAAAAGTTAGCAATTGATTTATCGAAAGATGAACCGGAGCCTAACTTCTCAATGCTTGCTAAGTTTATTTATTACAACTTAGAGGCCGCCGGTTTTAAGCCTGAAATAGATGTTATTTACGATGAAATTATGGAAGGCGTCGAGAACCAAGCTGGATTTATTGCGGTCGCTTCGCAGATAATAATTGCATATCAGCCGCAGGGTCGCGTTAAAAAAAAGCCAGAAAAAGCGATAACGAAAGCGACGAAACCGACTTAGTCGAAATATTTTACGTTGCTTTAGTGGTTCGTTTAAAAGCGGTTAGTGTCGCTGATTTTTGGAATCTATCGCCCGGAGAGGCGGCCTTAATTCTTGACGATGCTATGACGACACAAATCGAGCAGGAAAAACAACGCGGTGGCATGAATGACGATATTCGCGACAGATTAGATAGCCGTCGCGCTAAATTACGCGCCAAAGGGATAGACGTCCAATGAGTACTAAAGGCAAAATTTCTGTAACAGTCACAGCAAACGCGGTCAAGTTTAACCGCACGATGAAAGACGTTAGGAAAGATTTAAAAACCACAGGCGCAAGCATCAAAGCGTTTGGTGGTCAAATTGCCGCTGTGTCGAAAGGTATTGCGGGTTTTGCATTAGCAGGCGCTGCGTTTGCCGCTGGCGGTGCTGTTATAGTCAAGTCAAGCCTAAGCGCTATCAAAGAATTAAAAACCTTATCAACCGCCGCAGGTTTAACCGTAGCAGAATTACAGCGCGGTGCTTTTGCTGCTAGGCAAGCAGGTATTGAACAAGATAAATACGCGGATATTTTAAAAGACGTAAACGATAAGGTCGGGGATTTTTTAGTTACTGGCGCTGGTCCTATGGTTGATTTTTTTGAAAAGATAGCCCCAAAAGTAGGCATTACAGCCGATGCATTTAAAGGTTTAAACTCACAAGAAGCGTTAGGATTATATGTAAAATCCTTAGAAGAGGCCAACGTAAACCAACAAGAAATGACTTTCTTTATGGAAGCCATCGCGAGCGACTCTACTCTATTACTTCCATTGCTTACAGAAAACGGTAAAGCTATGAAAGAATATGCGGCACAGGCCGAGGCGTTAGGTATAGGATTATCTGAGATTGATGTAGCCAAAGCAATCGAGGCAGAGGAAAAACTAGCAACGTTAGGAACGGTAATTAGTGGAAAAGTTAACGTTGCTGTCGTTGAATTGTCTGATTTTATTGTGTTTGCAACGGACGAAATGATTAACTTTGTTGCAGAATCTGGCGGCATACGTGCTGTAATTTTACCGGCCTTACGTAGTTTAGTAGTTGCGTTTGGCTATGTTGCGGATGTGTTTAATGGTTTAAAGGTAGTGTTTCAAATTGTAAAAGTTTCAGCGTTAGGTTTTATTGCGTTAGTGACAACAGCATTTGAAGGGTTTTTCACGGGCGCCGTAACAGGTTTAAACGCCTTTACGTCACAGTTTGCAAAAGAGTTTAGGATCATAGGTGATCTAATTAGGCCGTTAAGCGATGAAGCTGCAAATATGTTTGACGGCATGGCTAAGTCTATCGAATCCGCACAGTTAAAAGTACCTAAATTAATACAGGATATAGGGGCCAGTCAGCGCGAGGCGTTAGCGGGTGCAAAAGTTGAGCTATCAGAAATGGCATTAGCCGCGACACCGTTGCAACGCTATACAGCGGCATTTGACGCCATAGTCGCAAAGAGTGACGAAGCAACAGCTAAAATGAAAGCAAACATTGAAGCCGAGCGCATAGCCCGAGAAAAGGCGGGTGATGTCACAAGTAAACCCGAAGAAGTAGATCTTTCTGATTTTGACATCAACGACTTTAGAAAAAATACAGATCTTATGATAGCCAGCTTTGAAGGTCGCTATCATCTAATCGAAGAGAAGGATCTGGAACACGTCAAGAAAATGCAGGATCAGTTAGTTGCTGCGAAAGATGCTGGGCTTGTAACAACACAACAATTTAATAAAACGTTTGAGGATTTAAGCAAGCCGAGAAAGTTAGCAAACTTTGATTTTGATGCGTTCAGAGAAGAAACGGCAACTATTATTTCATCAGTAAACGGTCGGTATGACTTATTGACAGAAGCTCAGTTAATAAAGCTAAGAGAGCAGCAGGAATTATTAGCGGCGGCAAAGACTCAGGAATTGGTTACAGACGACCAAGCGACTACGGCTGGCAGTGAATTGGACACAGCAATAGGGGGCAGTGATTTAATTAAGTATCAAGAAGAATCAATTGGGTTGATTGAAGCAATGGGTTTGCGTCTACAGTCACAGGAAGAAATGCAAACCGCAGCAGACGCTAGAGAGTTAGCACAACTTAATACCCAGCTAGAAAATAAAAAAATATCGGTTGCTGATTATGAAGAAAAAACCGCCGAGATTGAACGTCGAAGTAATGAAGCGAAAAGACAAAACACAAAGCAGAATTTAGAAATGGGCTTTCAATTATTAGCACAAAACAGTTCCAAGGTTGGAAAGCTAATGAAAGGCATCGCAATACACCAAGCGATCATAAAAGGAAAGCAAGCGGCGGTTGATGCGTATCAAGCTGGTATGAGTACCGGCGGCTTATTTGCGCCAGTTGTCGCGGCGGCATATGCAGCAGCCAGTATCGCGCGAACGGGTGCTATGATAAACAGCATTAAGTCAGGAGCTAAAAGCGCTGGCGGTGGTGGCAGCACACCAAGCACACCAGCCGGTGGTAGTGGTGGCAATACTGGCGGCGGTCAAATGCAAGCGCAACAACCAAGTCGTGTTTTTAATGTCGATTTTGCCGGCGGTTCGTCGACAAGTACCGAACAAACTAGAAACCTGTTAGAATTAATTAATGAGCAAGCCGGCGACAACGTCGAGATAAATTTGAGGGGTGCATAATAATGACCAATAAGATTGACCAAGTAACGCCAACAGAACCTAAAAACCTCGACGAGTTAGCCGACGCCGGACCGATAGCGCCGATAAATTTAACCGGAGAGACTGCGGTTAAGCCAGGCAATCCAGTTGATTTAACCGAAGAGACTGAGGTCACGCCGGGCAACCCTGTTAATTTGACAGAAGAGGGTATTTCAGAGCCTATCGCACCTAGAACAACAAATGCAGAGTCAGCGCTCGCACCGGGCAACCCCATTAATTTGACAGAAGAGTCAATATCAGAACCAATTGCACCTAGAACAATAACAGGCGAGTCTGCTTTAGCACCCGGCAACCCTGTAAATATAACCGAGGAAGCTTTATCCAAGCCCATAGCACCTGTAACTATGACGAGAGTTGATGCCGTTCCACCAGCTAGAACAGGCGGCGATGTTGTTAATTTAGATTTTTGTAACGAGTCTTACAACGTCGATTTTGATTACAGCCGCGCAAGTTCAGGAACTTATATTGATCGAAACAAAAACCAATTTAACCAATACGATTATTTATTGAAAAATGATTTTGTTGGTGATGTAACAAACTTAGCTTTGTATAGCGAGCAGTTAACACAATCGCCAAATGGAAATGTTGCGGGGCTTGTGACTACATTAGCGCCAGAAAAATACAAAGGCTCAAATGTTTTTAAACTGCTAGATAATGTCGACAATGATAGCTCACTAGCTCAAGCCGTTACTATATCTAACGATTCATTGGAAAGAACTTTTGCTATTTCAATAAAGAAATCAACTGATGCAACAAATTACGCGGGAATAAGAGTTGATACAACCGGCGGCACTGGTATTGTTGTTACGGTAGTTTTTAATCCGTTTACAGGTGTTATCACTTATCAAGACGGTACATTGATTACAAGCTCAATTGTTTTTGATGAGGGTTATTGGCGTGTGAGTTTAAGTTATTTAAATAACTCAACAGGAAATACGACCGCAACAATAAGAGTTTATCCGGCTTACAATACAACAGGTTCAAGCACTAGAACAAATGCAACAACGGGCAGCGCTTTAGTTACTCGCTTATCATTTACAGCAAGCGCAAAGCCTGTACCTTATGTTAAAACTTTAGCCGCAGCAGTTACACAAGCATTCACAGCAAGTCCGCGCATAGAATACGATGCAGCAACAGGTGAGTGTCTAGGATATTTGGCAGAGGGGCCTAGTACTAATTTGGCTTTATATTCAGAGCAGTTTGATAATGCGTATTGGACTAAAGGTGGATGCTCAATATCTGCTAATAATTCAATAGCGCCAGATGGGACTAAATCAGCAGATAAATTATTAGAAACAACCAGTAATACTCAGCATTCGGTTTATAAAGGCTTAACTGTAACCCCAGGAGTTTTTACAAGAAGTTTCTATGTAAAAGCGGCAGAAAGAACATTTTGCATAATACGTCAGTTTGACGGTGAAACAAATAAAGGCGCTTATTTTAATTTACAAACAGGAGTTATTGGAACAGTTAGCGCAGGCTTAACAGCAAACATTGAAAGCGCAGGTAATGGCTGGTTTAGATGCTCAGTTACTTATACAACAGCCGAAACCAGCGAAAGGATCGAAATAGCCCCAGCAATAGTTGATGGTACATCAAATTATGTTGGTGATACTGCAAAAGGGATCTTAATATGGGGCGCACAAATGGAAGCCCAATTATTTGCCACTAGCTATATAAGAACAGAAGGATCGGCGGTTACTAGGGCGGCTGATAACTTAGAAATGTTGTCGGTTGGCTATAATCAAAGCGAAGGAACTCTGTTTGTTGAGTCATTTTTAAAAAATATTAACGGTAATGTTGCTCCCTTTGCAATATTAAGTGATGGTACAAGCTCAAATAGAATATTAAATAGAGTCAATAGCGAAGGAACTAATCAAATATTAATATCAACAGGCAACGTTTTACAGAGTCTTACAGAAGGGTCTATAATTACTATTAATCAAAAAAATAAAATTGCGTTAACTTATAAATCTGGCGTGGCGCGTTTATATCTTAACAATATTCAAGATATTTTATTAAGTTATTTAGTGTTACCAAGTTCGCCATTAAGTCTAAAGGTTGGACAAAGAGCTGATAGTTCATTTCAACTCTTTGGTTATATATCAAAAGTAACACTTTACAACTACGCACTAACAGCAGACGAGGTAAAAGCACTATGATGTTTATAATCGCAATACCAGAGGGCACAACGTTTGAAGCTATGCCCGAAGCCTTGCAAAAAACAATTGCAAAATATAAAGGTGTGTTTGCTAATGGTCGTTTGGTTAATACAGGCGTTTATCTTGGTAAAGAATTACGTTTGATTAATGCTGATATTGACGCGGTAAGATTAGACACCATTACAAACAATGATTTATTTGATGATGAAAGTAATCAATACGGGTTTGATTTAGATTGGGATATTTTAGCCGCTCAAGATAAAGTTATTGACCAAGATTTATTGCTTGATTACTGGCTAGATAAAACAGTCCTTGACGATGAAGGTAATATTATAGGCACAGAGCCTGTAACCGATTTAACAGGCAAGATTCAAACTTGGGCTGGTAAGTCATGGGTTTATTAAATCAAACAGGTAGAGTCTCAAACGACGCTAGTTTTGCGCGTATAGGTTACAAGCAAACATTAGTTTCATCTAACGTTGAGGCCGCTAAGGGTGTTTTAATACCTAACACTTGGGAAAGGTGGATTGACGCTTCTGGCACTATGCAAGCAAGCTTTAGACCCTCTGGTAGTGTTGCAATTAACTACATAGCAATAGGCGCTCACAATTTAGGTAGCAAAGGATCAACTATTACAGTAGAGACAGCGCCAACGGTTGCTGGCACGTTTACTGTTAGAGGCGCAGCAACACCTATTGATAATACGCCTTTGTTTTTCCAGTTTGATACGGTTGACGATGTTGAGGACGTGCGAATTACAATTACCGGAGGTAGTGATCGAGAAGTCGGTGTAATTTATGCCGGTGAAGTTATGATCATGCAGCAAGCAATTTATGGCGGTCATTCTCCTGTAACATTATCAAGCGTCACAGAGTATCGAAATGCAACAAGTGACACAGGTCAATTTTTAGGGCGTAAAATTAGACGCAAGGGACAGCAAACCGGATTTAGCTGGCAGAACCTAACAGACGATTGGTATCGATCCATTTTTCACCCGTTTGTTGTTCAAGCCAAAAAAAGACCTTTTTTTATACAATGGCGCCCCGATTATTTTACTAACGAAATAGCCTTTGGATTTTCAACAGGTGATATAACGCCGACAAATCAATCAGGCACGACTAGGCTAATGTCGGTTGATATGCAAATGCGAGCGCATGACGAATGAGCCGCGACACAATAAAATCACAGTTTAGCAAAGAGCAAATATACATAGTAGAAATTGACGTACCTCGATGTATTTTAGTGCATGGTTCTTCACCTTGCACAGCAACAGAAACAGGCGATGATAAGTGTTACAACACACGCTCAACATGTAATGATTTAGAAAACTATAATGACGATATATCAAGCGGCTCAATTAGCATTGCTGTTACAGCGTCAAGCCGGCGTTTTACTCGTAGCTCAGGTAGTTTCATTACTGATGGTTTTATTATTGGCTCAATTATCACGACAAGCGGATTCTTTAACGCTGGTAATAACTCAACGTTTAAAGTAACAGCAGTTACAGCGACTATAATAACCGTTCAGTTTGGGTACGGTTTAGTAGACGAGTCAAGTGGTTCAGGCCGCACAATAAAAGCGCGAAATATTTACACTTATAAGCAGTGCAGTAACCGCGCACCGCACCCGCAAAATATGAACAATTACGCGCCTTGTGTAGAGTCAGTTAGCACCGCACCTGCAACAGTTAGCGCAAAAGGCGGCATAGGTGCAAGGGCATCTGCAACCGTTGAGTTTTCAGACTTTCCAAGTTCAGACCGGTACGATATAGACCCGTATTTATCAGACAGAACATATACGCCGTTTGATGTTGGATTGTATTGGACCAAGTGGCGAGCGCGTAACGCTAATTATGAAAATTATGTTGTTCGTGTTTTGTCTGGTTACATTGTAGAAAACGCCTTTGCATTGTCAAACTTTGAGACTCGCAATTATGTAATCGCAAGCATGACAGCAACAGGCGGCAAAGCTGGTTTAAGATTAAAAGACCCGTTGCAGTTAGTCAGTAACAAAAAAGCACTAGCACCGCGCCCGTCAAACGGTACGTTATTATCTGACATTACAAACACTGCAACAAGCGCAACACTGGACCCGTCAGGCATTGGGAATGAAGAATATCCAGCAAGTGGTTTTTTAAAAATACGCGACGAGGTTATGTCATTCACACGGTCAGGCGATACGCTAACATTAACACGGGGTCAATATAACACTACAGCAACCGCACACGACGCAGGTGGGACTTTACAGGTTTGTTTGAACTATCCCGGCAATAAACCAACAAACGAAGTACAGCGCGATTTAGCTGTTACTTATGCAGGAATTCCCGCTTATTATATAAATGGTTCAGCTTGGGAGTTTGAAGTTGATACTTATTTATCATCTAATCCTAATCGATTAATAACAGACCCGACACTCGTCGACGTGCTTATTGGTGAGCTTTGCGAGCAATGGCCGCATAAATTATTTTGGAATGAAATACTAGACATAATTGAATTGTCAGCATTGAAGCCGCCCCCTACTGATGGTTTAAATGAGTTAACCGGCAACGCTAACATAATGGAACTATCAACCGGTGATAAGTCAGACATGCAATTATCGACGGTGTTTGTTAATTACGGTCAATTCGACCCGACAAAAAAAGTGGACGAAAAAGACAATTATCAAATTACATACGCACGTGTAAACAATGACGCAATAGCCCGGTACAATTCAAATAATTCTAAAACTGTGTTTGCGCCATGGATCGGAGTTGGCAACGGTGCCGCAGCGCGTCGATTGGCTCAATTACATGGCCGACGTTTTGGTATCACACCACGAGAAATAAACTTTACGTTAGAAGATAAAGATTCAGCTTATTGGGTGGGTGACTTTGTTAGCGTTAAATTTTTTGATATATGTGATCGAAATGGTAACGCAATTGCAACCCCGTTTGAAATATTAAGCGCATCAGAGGGCGCAAACTACAAATACAAAGCGCTCGAATACAGCTACGACGGCACACTACCAACTGACGACGACCTAGCAACCGAAACAGTTGATCTAGCAATAGACGAGCGAAATATAAACCTACGTACAAAATACGACGCTAATTTTGGAACACCGGATTCAGATACCGACGTTACGTTTATTGTTTACAGTGGTGTTGTTATTGGTTCAACTGCTAATAATACATTCTCAATAATTACTGGAACTTGGCCTGCAGGCGCTACTATTACATTGCGAGTTAATTCAGGTGGCTTAATTGTTGGTAAGGGCGGTGATGGTGCTGATGTAAACGGTTCGCCAACAGCCGGCGGCACTGCTATAAAGCTATTTCACGACCTTACTTTAATTAACAATGGCATAATTGGTGGTGGCGGCGGTGGCGGTGGTGATGATATTCGTGTTGATCTTGATGCGGCCGGTGGTGGTGGTGCTGGTTCTACAAATGGCGTAGCGGGTACAGGCACATTTAGCAATAGTCCATCAGGATTTATTGTCAATGCTGCAAATGGAACAAACAAAAACGGCGGTAATGGCGGTACTGCACAAGCTAACGACCAAGCAAACGGTGGCAATGGTGGCGATTTAGGGCAAAATGGCGGTGCTAGTGGAGGTGCAGCAGGAAAAGCTGTAGACTTAAACTTAAACACATTAACTCAAACCGTATCCGGTGATATTAGAGGTTCTATTTCATGATTTTAACTATTGCAGAATTATAAATGCGTATAACAGTAGCTTGCCCTGAGAAATTACAATCAGACTCAAACCAACTTGCCATGTGTTTAGCCTTAAGCGTAGCCGATGTGGATACATATAAACATCTTTCATGGCAGGACGCTGACGGTAATCTATATGCTGTAGCGAGTTTCCCGACAACTGACGCATTGATCGACTTTGCTCAGAACACGCTTAATAGACCCGCGTGGGATATTGACAGCGTTATCGATATGGACGCAGTTTTCAGAGCGCAAAGTAAACTAGTGTTTAGTGATACAGCAATCGAAGCTGTACCTAATAAACTAACAGCTTGCTTAGGCAATAATGGATTAGACGTGCTTTTAAAAATGGGACTTTTTGCAGTCCCCAGCGCCGAGGGGTTAATTTAATGTCATTCAAAATATCAAATTTATTTTCAGATAACACAGATGGTTTTTGGCACGATTTTAGTGACATATCCACTTTTTTTCAAGACGTAGAAGGTACAGTACCTGTAACTAAAGTTGGGCAGCCGATCCGTTTAATTCTCGATAAATCCGGTAATGATAATCATTTTATTGTAGATAACTCGGTTGTGTTACATGCATATGGAAATTGCGGTAAATTTGGATGCATAGAACATGTCATTTGACCCAGCAACCCTATTCGCTAACAATGAAGTTGGCGCATGGTACGAGATACGAGACATAACAACCCTATTTCAAAATGCAGAGGGAACAATCCCTGTAACTGCTGATGGTCAACCTGTTGGTAAAATTCTTGATAAATCCGGTAATGGGAATCATGCGACTGAATCAGTGGCTAGTAAGCGACCTACTTATAGAAGTGTTGGCGGGGTGCAGTGGTTAGATTTTGACCAGATAGACGATAAAATTATAATCCCTTATCAATTGAGTGGAGACAATACGCTAGGTATTTCGTATTTACCCGATGCCTCACAAACAGCCTTTATCTTGGTTGACTCACAGCAGAATAATCCTTGGGGTATTATGGGTGTAGAAGGTAATAGTAGTACATTTGTTAATAATACTATTATAACTGGCTTGGGTCTAAATGCACTTCGATGGGATTCTATTGGCTCAACTGTATCTGGTCTTAACAGAAATGATTTATATAATTCGTATGCAAGCTCAGGGGTAGTTTTAGCTGATTTAAGTTTTGTAGATTGGCCCTCAGTTTTTTCTTACGGCAAATACAACACATATTTACGTAGCGGATTCACCAAAACAACCGGCTACATAATGGTAGAGGGGTCGTTAGATGAACAAACCTCTTTAGGCTTAGAGGAATACCTAACCGCGTTAACTGTGCCAGCGGTTGAGCCACCATCTTCCGTATTAAACTCAGAAACAATTAATTTAAGAGTGACGCGAAGAACAATTACATTGGATCAATATCCTAGCAGTGTTAGTTTAAGACAAACGCCAGCATCTATAAAATTAGAGGTTTAAAATGAAAATCCTGTACAGGACTTTAAAAGTAGGAAAAAAGCTAAATATAAAAATAGACCTAACTAATAATCTAGGTGCTGCAATTGTTAGTGCAACGGTTACATCTAGTAATAGCAATGTAACTATTGGATCTTTAACAATAAACGCTAATGATATAATTGCGCCACTGACCGGCGCGGTTGTTGGCGAATCAACTATAACAGTTAATTACGCAAGCGCTGCGAATGATGAAACCGATTGTCAATCTTTTACAGTTAATGTTGAGGCTTGCTAATGTATGATGAATCACGTTTTGATAGGCTTGAAGTAAAGCTCGATAAGTTAGCAGATGCGATCGCCGTTATTGCTCGTGTTGAGGAAAAAATAATTGCTTCAAACCATAGATTGTTTGAAGCTGAAAAGCGGATAGAAAAAACCGAAACCGATGTTGATAACATTTATAAAATAGTTCGTCAAAACTCGATTGTTGTTAAATTTATTGATAAAATATTTTGGTTAATTATAACGCCTATAATTGCAGGTTGTGCAGGCTTGTTATTTTGGTATTACAAAAAATAAGGGATAAAATGAGATTTTTAATTAGAATATTATTAGCGCTTATTGGTTTGCCATTGTTGATCATTCCTACGTTGTGGGCAACCTACAAAAATCTAAACGAATTACCGTGGGGATTTAATAAAATCTGGGGTAATGAGGAGGACGGGTGGAACGGTAACGGAACGCAAAGGCATTTTTGGCTACTAAATGGAAATGTAAGCATTGCTAACGGCGTGCAAGGTTGGTGGCCCGACTACTTACGTCAACAAGGTATTATCTGGCGTAGCCTTTCATTCACAAGCCGCTGGTGGTATTCATACAAGTGGTGCGCAATTAGGAACCCTGCTTGGAACACGCGAAACATTGCTTACATATCAACGAGCGTTGACGCTCAAGATGTAATCTTTTATCAAAATTCTGGTAATTGCAGAGCAGTAAATAAAAAAAGTAAGGTAGATTTGTTTTATAATTTTAAATTTACAAATGAAGATGGTGAATTTGAAGGAAAATATAGGCATACAAAACTGTTTAATAATTATTTTTTGCATAGGCGTTGGGGGTGGAAGGTATACCCGAAGCTTTTTGATTTAGTAATAACGCCAAGGTTTAAACAGCGGTCTGTTTATATTTTTCAGCTTAAAATTGTGAACATAAAAAGGGAGTCTTAACCATGGCTTTTGTATTAGGCACAAACAGCAGAAATAATCTAAAGGGAGTTGATGCCATTCTTTATAAAATTGTGACGCGAGGATTAGAGATCAGCAAGTATGATTTTGGCATACCTGGCGATGGTGGAATACGAACAGCACAGCGTCAAAATGAGCTTTTTAAACAAGGGTCAACGCAATTAGACGGGTACAAAAAAGAAAGCTACCATCAAACAGGTAGGGCCTTTGATGTTTTCGGGTATGTAGACGGCAAAGCAAACTATGATCATATTGTAATGACGCATATCGCAGCCGCTTTGCTTCAGGCTGCAAGCGAGTTCGGCGTTGCTTTAGAGTGGGGCGGCTTTTGGACAAGCTTTGTAGACATGCCGCATTATCAACTAGGATAAATTTATGAATTGGTCAGATATATCACAATTGGTTGGCAAAGCTGCGCCTTTAATGGGTACTATTTTAGGTGGACCAGGCGGCGGCGCGGTTGGTTCAATGTTAGCAAGTGTTTTAGGTGTTGAAAACGACCCTAAAGCGGTTTCCGAAGCAATAAAAAACGATCCCGACGCTTATGTTAAAATAAAAAAGTTTGAGTACGACAACGAACAACAGATCCGCGAAATGGTATTTAAGACACTTGACGCTGAATTAAAAGATAAACAGAACGCAAGAGACTCACACAAGCACAACCCAATGCCTATGATTATTTGCATATCATTAACGCTAATGACTAGCGCAGGTGCTTATGGGCTGTTTCAATTACAGATACCACCGGAAAATCAAAATATAGCCAACTTACTTTTTGGTACTCTATTGGCTAAATGGGGTGATTCAATAGCCTATTGGGTTGGAACTACTCGAGCAAGCGCAGACAAAACAAACATGATTAGAAAAGAAAAATAAGTTTGTGAATTTGCGGAAGTTGTTATACATTAATCAAGTTAGTTTTTCATATTGTTTCAGCCTCCCTTTAAAGCGACTTGCTCAATCAGGTCGCTTTTTTTTGCCTAAATTAAATAAATAATAAAATAAGGTTTACATAATGTAATTAATTATGTATTATAAACCTACTGAAACAAACCAAACAGAGAAATTTATGAAAGCAACATTCCAAGGTTTCACAGAAGTAGACAAGCCAGCAAGTTTTAAATTTCCATTAAAAACAAAGTTAATTGCAGGTGTTGAAGTTGTTTTGTTT